TTAGACAGCAACCTCGTTCCCATCCAGGAACCAAAACACCAAACTGCCATCCGACCCTACCGTAACCACATCAACTAAATCAATCCACAACCCAGCGGTAAACTCACTCAGCGCCCCATCCCGCTCAGCTAACCTCTGTATAAACCGACCTATGGCCTCGGCCTTCTTCTGCCGTTCGGCTCGCTTCTTCTGGAGCGTAGCCAGCTTTGCCGACGCCGCCTCGTACCGCTGCAGCAGGCCGGCGTACCGCTTGTTGTACTCGCCTTGATCCTGTGCCACTTTGCAATTCTCTTCTACGCCGCGCTGAACCATTTCAGCCAAAACCTCGGTTTCTTGCAGGGCTTCCTCGATCGCTGTATCTACATCCGTGCAATCGCAGAGCGCATCCTGCATGACACGGCAGTCCGCGATCAGTCGTTCCCGGTCAGGGAGGAGCTGGTTGAAAGCCTGAATGAACTTCTCCTTGATGGCCTCCTCCGTCAGGTGCGGCGTGGCACAGCGGTGCTCCCCTTTGAACTTGGCGTTGCACTGCCAGACCACCCGGCGGTACTTGTCCGTGCTGTTCCAGACCTTGGGGCCAAAGAACTCCCCGCAGTCCCCGCAAACCAGACGGCAGGAGAACAGGCTCCCTGTGCGGTATCGCCGGCCGAGCTGTTTGCGCCGCTTCATCTCCTCCTGTACCTGATCAAATAGCTCAGGCGTTACGATAGCAGGATGGCTGTGTTCCACGTAATACTGCGGAACTTCGCCCTCATTCACCTTCAGCTTTTTCTGCAAAAAATCCACCGTGAAGCGCTTTTGCAGGAGGGCTGATCCTCGGTATTTCTCATTATGGAGTATGCTCTCCACAGTGCTTGAACTCCAATTCTGCTTGCCTGCCGGCGTGGGGATTCCTTCGGCGGTGAGCCGCTTTGCCACCGCAAAAGTTGTCATGCCGGACATGAACAGGTCGTATATGTGCCGGACCGTCTCAGCCTCCTCCGGAACGATCTCCGGCAGACCATCCGAACCCTTTCGGTATCCGAGGAAATGCTTATATGGCATGGACACCTTGCCGTCGGCGAACCGTTTCCGCTGGCCCCAGGTGACGTTCTCCGAGATGCTCCGGCTCTCCTCCTGCGCCAGGGAGGACATGATGGTGATCAGAAGCTCCCCTTTGCTGTCGAAGGTCCATATGGCCTCTTTCTCAAAATAGACCTCGCAGCCAGCGTCCTTCAGTTTGCGGATGGTTGTCAGAGAATCCACCGTATTCCGGGCGAAGCGGCTGACGCTCTTCGTGACGATCAGGTCGATGCCGCCAGCCAGAGCATACGCGATCATGGCGTTAAAGCCTTCGCGTCTTTTTGTGCTCAAGCCTGAGAGTCCCTCGTCGGTATATACCCGGACAAACTCCCAATCTGGGTGGGCCTTGATATACTGCGTGTAGTAGTCGATCTGAGCTTCGTAGCTGGTGAATTGCTCGTCGCTGTCCGTGGAGACGCGGGCGTATCCCGCCACACGGCGGCGTTTCTTTGTTTCCCCTGTCCGGGCATACATAGTCTTGGTGGCGGGGATTACAGTGATTTCAGGCATGGTTCGCATTCCTTTCCTTTGTTCTCCGGCTTGCCGCGGAGCGCATCTCGGGCGTCCAGCTCTCCGTTCGTGAGCGGTCCTGCCATCGTTTAACGGTTTCCGAGCCGTCTGACCGCTGCAGTACCAACGTGTTATCGTCCATGGCGCGGACAGCCGTTAAATTATTGGTATCTATATCCTCCAAGACCCGTTCCGGGATAGCTTTGGATGGACACGCTGCAGGACCGAGAGAATTGTAGGTTGGGCAGATCCATATAGGACCGCCGTGCGTCATCTTCCTGCGATAATGCTTTCCGCAGTGATCGCAGATAATGAGGCTGGTGAAAGGGTATACGACGGAGCCGTCATGAGGGTGAGAATACTTTTCTGCCCGCTCTGCAATCAAGGCCTGTACAGTGTCATATTCCTCCAGGGTGATAATTGCCTCATGGGCACCGCAAACGTGGTACTGATTCAATTCTCCCTGGTTCGGCGACGGGACCTTGGATAAATGATCCGCACGGAACGTCTGTTGAAGAATGAGGTTCCCGGTGTAGCAGTAGTTTCGCAGGATCTTCTGAATGGACGTATGGCCGAAGGTCTTTCCCCTGCGTGATCTGATCCCTCGGGCGTTCAGCTCCTTGAGGATGGTGGTGCAGCCCTTTCCGGAGAGATACTCATGGAAGATAAACCGTACGATCTCCGCCTCCTCCGGCACAACGATCAGCCTGCCGTTCTCCATTCGATAGCCCAGCATAGTCCCGTTCCAGGGCTTTCCCTCTTTGAAGTTTTTCTGGATGCGCCATCTCTGGTTCTCGCTGGCGGACCGGCTTTCCTCCTGTGCGTAGGAGGCGAGGATCGTAATCATCAGCTCCCCGTCCGCGCTCATGGTGTGGATGTTCTGCTCCTCAAAAAACACATCGACACCCAGCTCCTTCAGTTCCCGGATGGACTGGAGCAGGGTGACGGTGTTGCGTGCAAAGCGGGAAATGCTTTTTGTGATGATCATGTCCAGTTCGCCGTTCCGGCAGGCGGAGAGCATTCGCTGGAAGTTCTTTCGATCCTCCTTAGTGCCTGTCAAGGCCTCATCGGCGTATACACCGCAGTACAGCCAACCTGGATGCCTCTGAATCATCCCGCTATAATAGCTCACCTGCGCGGAGAGAGAATGGAGCATGGCGTCCTTGCCGGAGGACACTCTCGCGTAGGCCGCGACCCGCTTAACGTCGATAGGTTTCGGAGTCTGGAACACGACCTGTTTTACGGTTCTTTCCATCGATTCAACCTCCTTCGGTATGTCGGATATTACCTCCGGAAGCGGGAACTATCAACGGTTTGCGGCAACATATACTGCCCAAAGATGAGCCGTATCGGCTGGCGATTATTCTATCAATTTCCTCGTACTCTTTTGCCGTGATGATCCCCTCAGCCAGCATCTCCTGAGCCAGTGACATCGAAGCTCTGTATGACAGCAAGCGCCCGCGATACTCAGCGTCCATCGCGGTTTCTCCTCGCCGCGTTTGCACATGCCCGGGAGCAGTATTTCCTCCGGTTGTTCCCGTAGCTCTCGAATGTCCTTCCACACTCAGGGCAGGTAAAGGAATAAAAAGCTTTCCGTTCTACCAAGTCGAGATGAGTATTCCACCAGCGGTTGCGGCAGAAGTCCGAGCAGAAATCCTTTTTCTTCCGCCCCGGACTCTGAACGATTGGGATCCCGCATCCCTTACAGTGCTCCTCGGCAAGGGGCGCGGCGGAAACAGCGATCCCGGCCAGGCCGTGGCGCTTACAATAGGTCTTGACGGTGTTTTCATTTATGCCCAGCATCTGACCGATCTTCTTATATCCGCATCCCTTTCCGCGCAGATTGGCTATAGTGCTTTTTTGCTCATTTGTCATAGGTCTTCCCTCCGAGTCCAGTAAAGGGACAGCCCCCCAAATCGTTAGGCGCCGCCCCTTCCTGACCTCTAAAAGAGAAAAGAAGGCTGTTTTTGCGAAAATACGCAACAAAAAAAGGCTCTCCGAGGATATATCCATCAGAGAGCCTAAGTGATATAAGCGGTATTCAGTTTCAGAGCCTCTGTGCGTAGTTCAGTGAAATCCACCCAGCGCCGGACTTCAACTTGCCCCAGCCGTCCCGCTCCTCCACGATGGTAAAGATGCCGGGACCGGTGTAGTTGCCCGTCCGGGCATAGTTGGTACCAGGGCCGCAGCGGATATTCAGATCGGGGATATCAACCTTTACGAGGAAAGGTTCAGCAGCGGCCTGTTCCTGCACGGGGTAGACCGCTTTGCCGTTGGGATCAAAGACGCTGTACCCTGGATTGGCATCAGCGCACTTCTTGGCGTTGTCGAGGATCTTGTACGCGCCTTTCTGGGATTTAGAATCGGCCCAGGAAGTACGCACCCGATAGATCGTTGCTTTCTCCTCCGTAGTAGTCCCACCGAGGGCGGCAGTGACCTTCGCGGCCAGATCCCCAAGCCGGGAGTACAGCCAGTTGCCCGGGCAGGACTTATTGGCGAACCAACGATGGACCGTAAGGACCATCTCGTCCGAGGCGGGCGTGTAGTTGAGTGTGACGGTCTTGTCCGCAAACCAGAGTAGTTTCGTTTTCCCGTTGCGCTTGCAGATATCCGTGCACAACCGGATGAGCGTAGCATAGACCTTGTCGTTCATCCAGTAGGGCTCCTGGGTGTCGCTGGCGCATTCAATCGTGACAGCCCTATTGTCGTTGGCGCTGGACGAGCTGCACCAGGAGCGGTTTGCCTCGTTCACATACAGGCCGACGCGCCCGTTCTTGTCGATTCCGTAGTTAGAAGAAGCCTGGGTGCTGGATTTCGCAAACCAGTCACCCAGGCCTTCCGCAGTACACTGCCCCACAACGCAGTGGGGCGTGATACGATCTATGCTGTGATTCCTCTGCCCGGAATTGTTTGGGCTGAGTTTGGTGTATGCCACCAGGGAACTGTTCGTGTATCCCATTACTGCTGTTCCTCCTTTTCCGCACGGTCATGGAGCTGTTCCAGCACGAGCTTCAGCTTCTGCGGGATGGGCAGGCCCAGATACGCTGCGTTTTCCACCAGGGACACACCCTCGTTGGACAGATAGAAGAAGATGACCGCCGTCCGTAGCACGCTGCCGGTGCCGATTACCTGCGTGTCCAGCATATGTCCCACGCCCACCAGAGCGAAGATGAGCACCTTCCGGAAGATGCCCTTAAACCCGACCCGGCTGTCCAGCTTCTTGTCCACGACGGCGCACATGATGCCGGTGATGTAGTCCAAGACCACAAAGACGAGCAGGGCATACAGCAAGCCGTCACAGCCGCCGAGAAACCAGCCGAGCCAGCCGCCAAGGGCAGTAAAGATGGCCTGAATGGTGTACCAGAATTCCTTCATTATCGTTTCCTCCCATAAAAATAGCGACTGCCCTTTCAGACAGTCGCGTGATCGATATAGTCCAGCAGTTTTGCCACGATGGCCGCAGCCTCGCAGCGCTTCAGGGGTTCTCCCGGCCGGAACAGCCCGTCCTCGTAGCCGATCATGATCCCAGCGTCCTTCGCCCTCTTTACGAAGGGTGTATACCAAGCGGTGTCCGGCACGTCGGGGAAGCCGGTGGTGGTTTCAATCTTCTCGTTCATGGTTTGGATCCTCCTTTTCTACCATCCAGTTGAGAATAAACATCTGCTGGGAGTTGAGACTCCCAGAACAAAACGTGTCCACGTCCACCCGCATGATGTCGACCTCATGTTCGATGAACGTGAACTCGTCCAGCTCCTGCTGTGCGGCGGTGGCCTGCTCATCCGAAAGAGAGTAGGTGCCGTCTTCGTTTTCCGTCCCGTGGGACGTGATGATTCTGTTCCGGACATCGTAGTACTCTGTGAGGGCCTCGTTTATGACCCTGCGGTTGTGGGCGATGGCGTACCCCAGCCGCCCTTTCTCCTCCAGGCCAGTAAGAACGTTGATGCTTGCGAACATTTCTCCGTTGGTGAGTTTCATCGTATAACCTCCGTCAAATAAGTGCTGCCAGGATGTATGAGGGAATCGCGTAGTTTGCGCTGTCCGAAATAGAAGCAGTTCCCACCCACGTCCCAGTGTTGAAATACACGGTGTTATTGCCGCGGTTAAAGCGGGCGTATCTGTAGGCGGCGCATATCTTACTGCTCGAATACCAGATGACACTGAGCCGGGCCTGCTGCGAATCCCCTGTGCCGGGCACGTAGATAAGAGTACCATTTTCCACGTAAGTGTAGTCCTTGGAATACACGCAGGCTACATAGAATAGGTTATACTTTCCCAGGTTGGACAATGTCAGTGTCTGGGCGGAATAAGCCGTGGATAGGGAACTATTCGTCCAAAGGACGGTCCAGTTGCATATGCGGTTGAAATTGCCGCTGCCATCCGGCCGTTGGATGTAAGCGTTGCCGTTACAGTAGACACGTGCTGGAATCGTGTTATTGCCATAAACCGCTTCGCTGCTGGAGTTTATCTGCGCCAGGTTACACCAGTTGCCGGACGCGTCCTTGGCATATATGGCTTTTGCGTTCGGGATCCAGATGTTATCGTTTGCTGAGAGCGCGTTGCAATTGGTGGTGCCCGAAAATACACGGGAACTGCCGGTACCTGTTGCGTTCAGATAGACGTTGCCACCGAACTGAGCGTAGTTGCCGGTATAGGAAAGGTGATCTCCGGACAGAGCCAGGTCGTTATAACGATTGTTGCCCGAATGGTAGTGCGTAAGCCGAATGCCTGAATCCGTTGCGATGAGGTAGTTGTATCCGTTGGGGCTCATGACAGCGATACCGTTTGTGGTGGAAGTGCCGTCATTACCCGCCATATAACCTATATACCCGCCTGTAGTTCCCAAGCCAGAATCCGTATAGACCGCCATTTTGCCGTACAGCTTTATGTTTCCAGCCGTCAGCACGTCCGCCGCCAGTTTGTCGGCAGTTATGGTCGCAGCAGCGATCTTCTCCGCCGTCACAGCACTGGCTGCCAGCTTCACAGTCGTGACAGCGCCAGATGAGATCTTCGCGGCGGTGACAGCATTGGAGGCAATCTTTGCGGCGGTGATGGCATTCGAGGCAATATTGTTCGCCGTGATCGTCGTAGCCGCGATCTGCGTGCCCGTGATGGTAGCCGCCACCAGGTTGTCGCCCGTGATCGTCTCTGAAGCAATGAGGGACCCGGTGATAGTTCCGCTCTTGATTTGCGTGGCGGTGATCGTACCGCTGGCAATCTGCGTGGCGGTGATAGTTCCTGCGGCGATTTTTGCCGCGGTGACGGCGTTGGCAGCCAGCTTGTCCGTAGTCACGGCACCTGAGGCGATCTTACCGGCAATGACGGCGCTGGCGGCAATCTTGTCTGCCGTGACCGCCCCCGCCGACAGGGAGGACTCTCCAAACGTCTGCGCAGTCCATGCGGAGCCATTCCAGTAGTACATTTTGTTTCCGTCATCTGTGTCGAACCAGATGTCGTTCACGTGGTATGACCCACCGGTTGGTTGGGTGGCCTGGTAGTATGCTGTTGTCTTGCCGTTGGCGATCGCTACGGCTTCTTCGACCAGCTTTTCATGATCCTCCGGCGCAGGCGTCCAGTCGGTAGCCCGGGAGCCTTTCTCCAGCTTGAGGTTGGAGATTTCGAGATAATCTCCCGCCGCATACTCGGATGCCGTAGAACGGTTATTCAGGATGGAAAGGTACAGCATTGTGGTAGCTGCCGGGATGGTAAATGTGAACTCACATCGCCCGGTCATTTCTACGCCTTTGCCAGCTGTTGTTATCGTACCAAAGGTGTAGTATGCCGTGTTTGCGAGTGTACCTGTTGCGGCGGCATCGGTATAAAGGTACGCACGGTTATAGCCGGTGTTAGTATTGCTCGTGCCAGACAGCAGTTTCCACTTGGCATCAAAGGAGAACGTATATGTCTCTCCAGGTACCAGACCATAGAGGCCTGCGGCAGATGCAGTGGTTGTACCAAAACGGAGAACCGGCCGGACCGCGCCAACAGACGTTATCCGGATACCGTGGACAGCGGTTGTTTTGGTTCCCGCAGAGAGCACAAGATTGGTCTGCCCGTTCAGACTGGGAAGAACTATTGTGTCCGGTACGAGTGTCCTCCAGATGAGGTTTCGCCCACCTATGGATAGATTATCAATGTCGCTCTGAGCGTTTGCCGCAGCGGAGGAAGCCGCCACTGCCTGATTGTACGCTTCCTTTGCAGCCTCATACGAACTGCTCAAACTGACTGGAGAGTACTGAAACGTCCCGTCACTGTAGACGGTGCAATCTACGGTGTACAGACTGAGGGTACTGCCGGACGTGTATCCGGGTTCAGTGTCGGTCCAGGGCGCGACGGGCGGTTGCACTGTCGGAACAGCGGGTTTGCTGAGGGTAGAAGCCTGCAGAAGGTAGTAGCGATACTCCGCGGTTATGTCCTTCTGCAGGGCAAGGGTGATTTGTGCCCGTGCAAGGATCATGGCTCACGCCTCCAATCTGGCCTCGTACACTGCCTTGCTTGAAACGTCCCCCGCGTTGATGATGAGCGTCTGGCCGGATGCGGCTGCCGTAGCAGAACCGTCCTTGTACCACCGTATCGTGCCCAGCGCTGTGAGGGACGAGCCGGTCACTTCAGCACCTGCTTGATATACATGCGCCGTGAGAGTAGTCTCGATGGCGCTGTTTTTAAAGATATCCCCATTGGAGCTGGTGATCACCATGGTGATGGCGTCTTCACCGGGATCTCCCTGGGGTCCGGTTGCGCCGGTCTCTCCGCGAATGGAAACGCGGTCTCCTGCGAGAACTGTAGTGGATGCTACGGTGGAAACGGTATAGCGGTAGTAGCTGTACAGGATGATGTCGCCAGCTTTTATTGTGGCATTGGCGTCGCCGCTGAGATTGGAGATTGTGAAGGTGTAGTTCGGAGTGGTGGGGGCGGTCGTGGTTGTCCAGATCTGGCTGCCAGCAAGTCCGGTGTTGCCCTGGTCGCCTTGGTTGCCCTTGATGTTGCCCGTGTACACCCACTTGGCAGCGGATGCAGCGCCGCCCACCGTGCAGCGGTAGGTGTTCATCGTGGACGTGTTCAGGTACATGTCTCCAACCGTGGCATTTGTGATACCGCTCCCGGAGAAAGTGGTAGCTGTGGTGGATGTACCAGTAAACTTCGTGCCGGTGTACCAGATGCCGCCCGCCGAACCGGTAGCTCCGGTGAACGCAATGGCGAAGGTGAAATCCTTTACCAGGGTGACGTCGTCAATGTGGACGGGAATGCGCACCGTGCCGCCTGTGGTAACTGTCGTATCTACGGCAATAGTCAGTGTGGGCGCGGTCGCGTCCGTATCCTTCGTCACCGTCACGCCGGAGGGCTTTGTTATCTCCGACAGCGTCACGGACGCGGGCCGCTGCTCCGAGCCGCGCATGGCGATGATCTGCGTCGTGACAGACCCCGCTTTCGCGGCATTGGTCGTGCCAGGGAAGTTGTGCGATTCGCATGTGAGCGTTACGCCGTAGGCGTCTGTCAGGTCAACGATCGTGATTTGGTCTGAGCTTTTTACAGCCATCTGAGAAATCCTCCTGATTCATATTTCAAGATCGCACTGAAACACGATCTTCTCATCTACGTCTGCCGGGGTGATGGTGAAAGTGAATCCGTCATTGCTGAGCCGGGAATCTGACATGGAGATGGTGCTGAACTCATCATCGTTCATATGCTTCCACTTCCACGCCAGATGTGCCGCCGCTCCGTACTCCTCCCGGAGAGCGGTGATGCCTGTGATCTGCAACGGGCCTTTCGTAATGGTCACGGTGAGCACTGTGGAAAATACAGAGTTTTTGAACAGCGTCCCCCGGGAACTGTCGATACGGAGTACGGTGGCGTCTTCGCCGTCCTCGCCCCTGACCCCGGTGATACAAAGCGTATCCGAGTAGTCGACCGTTCCGTCCGCCAGAGTGGTGGCTGTCCGCTGCCAGGTATAATAGCCCTCCCGGTAGGACGGAGCGCTGGGGCTCCATCCACTGTCGGGCGGGATCGCGTCCGACTGAGACTGAGCGTACTCCACAGATACAGCAATGATACACCGCTCCGCCGTGCTGACCGCGATCCCGGCTTCCTCCAGAGCGGAGGAGATTGCCGTGTTCGCCTCGCTGCTCAGATTCTCCAGGGAGATGGTCCCGTTGGCGATCTGCTGCCCGTTGATCTGCCCAACCGTGAGGCTGGCGCAGTCCAGGTTGGTGACCGTGATGTTCCCAGCATCCAGTGTGCCTGCTTTGATGCTGTTCGCCACGATACCCACACCGGTGAGATACCCGGTGATCTGCGCGGAGGCAGCGGTGACAGCGTCCGCAAGGAGTCCCTGGGAAACGAGGAACTGCTCAGCGAAACCCGTCTGGATCGTGGCGGTATCTACGTTGGCAAAGTCGATCTGTGCATACGTCGCGTCCAGGCTCTCTATCACGGCCTCCACAGCCTGCAGGTCGTCAACGGACGCCTTTCCCGCAATGAGTGCCGTAACCTCCGCCTTGTGGGCGTTGAGGTCAGCGATCTCCGCCTTGCTGGCCAACAGGTCTGTGACGGTAGCCTTATAGGCAGTGAGTTCATTCGTGGAGACCTTGTCCGTCAGGATGGTGTTGACCTCGTTCTGGTAGATCCGCATCTCCTGGTCCGTGACCGTTCGGGTGAGTTGTTCGCTGACGTCCGCGATCCGGTCCGAGATGTTCCGGCGAACGGAGCCCAGCTCCACGAAGTTATAACGCTCCAGGAGAACGTCATACTCGGTCTTCACGACCTTGGCCTTTGCCACGACGGCCAGCTGCGGGAAATACACGGACACGATATCGCAGAGGCCCACGTGCTCCAGATTCCGGATGTGTGCGTATTCCGGGCTGTCCCACAGCTGACGGAATTCGACATGAATCGACACCTCGGGGACACCCAGAGGATTGTTGTCAATATAGGACCGTGCCTTTTCGTTCAGCTGCGCCTTCGTGGGTACCTCGCCCTTGAAAGCCGTGGTGAAATCATACGGAACAGTGCGGCGAACCGCGTAGTTGGTCACGTTGGCGCAGTACTGGATATCCCCGTATACGACGGTGTCTTCCTGAGAGTAGAACGGGATAATGCCGCAGACTGTGTCCGCGATGTTCTCCTCCTGTTCGTAGGAAGTGAGATTCTTTCCGTAACGAATCGTGACGCCATTATCCGCGCCACGGTTCAGATGCCAGATGACCCGGCGGTTGTCGAACTCGAACTCGCCGCCGAAGATGTCCAGGATGGAACCGCTCACACCACCAAGCAGAGAGCGGAGGGAGGTGGGCTTGGACGGCCCCATTTGCTTGGTAAGGGCATCGTCCGGGGCATCATAGGTGAACGGATTATCCTCAAGAGTGTTCTCCCACAGAAGTTCAAAGGCACGGTGCCGTCCGGTGGCCGTGGCGGAGAACGGCCGGACAGGAATGAAGGACATGTCGTAGGAGATGTGGTTGGCCAGCACCTCCAGGGACATGCCCTTCATGTCTTTATTCACTTTTACGATCCGGAAGCACTGCGGCTGGCCGGTATCATTGGGGACGGCCTTAATGATCCGGTCCACCAGCAGTTCATCCGCGTGACGCCCCTGGAAGGGTAAAGTCAGTGACAGTGTGTATTCTCCGTTGCGCTCCTCTGTGACGATACAGGAGGTGCAGTCGCCTAGGCGACATATCCCGTTGCTCTTTGTTTCAAGATCCTGTAGATCCGCGTCATATAGTATAGGGATCATGTACGCCACCACCTCGGTGTGATGTCGATATAGGAAACGGTGCCGGATACAGAAATGGTGTTGACCCCGGGAATCAGGCGGGGATACTCATACGCGATTCCACCATCAATGGCAGTCAGGGTGATGTATTGATTCATGTTCGTGGGCGGCGTTGTCTCGTTATAGCAGTCCCGGGCCTCACAGTCCACGGTGATGCTGCTGAGATGGGTGACGTTCTTATACGGCAGAACCGTTATCTTCACGCCGTTTAT